TCCCAAAGACATCTGGAAGATTTGCAATATTGAATTTACATGTGTCACCATCATAACAAGAAACATATTCAATATATCGGAAAGAGTTTTCTTCAGCAGGATGTTCTGAAGCAAAAGATTGAGGAACTGCATGACATTGAGCAACAATTAACACAAACAGTAAAAATATTATTTTAGGCATTTTGATCTCCATCTCGTTCAACTTTAATCTTTGACTTAAATTTCAATGGTGATTTCACAACAGCAATGGCATTTGAATGTCTTGCCTTCAACACAATTCTTTCACCATTCACATCAATGAGTTGTGATTTGGATTGCGGACATGTTTTACGACAAAACTCTCTTGCTTCATCCATTGCGTTATCATAGGATGAATACATCCACGATTCAACTTCTTCACCAGATGTATTGTAGTATTCAACACACCAAGCATTATTTTCTGTTAGATCCATTTTCATTTTCCTTTTTTTCACTCATTTGATTAAATAGGCGGTAAAGTTTAGTGTGATATTTATTCTTTTCTTTTTCAGGATCTGTAGCAACATCAAGAGCATGAAGCAATTCACCAAAAATTCTTTTGAACAAATCAAACTTTTTCTCATAATCTTCACCACCAAAATAACGAATTTCAATACGCTCTGCCTTTCCTCTCTTTTTTGATTGATTTGAAAAACTGTAGTGTGATAAATTCACTGTTTGAAATTTACCACCAATTGATGAACGAAGTGCGAATAGCAAATCATTTTTACCAAATTTTATATTCTTTTCAACCATTTGACCAAGTAAATCTTTATCTGCTGTTTCTTGCTTGTCTTTTAGATAACCACGAATTTTTTTGAGTGAACTCTGAACATACTCAGCATGTTTACGGTCTGAAAAGAGTTTATCTGATTGTGATTGACTTTCATTTGAAAATAAAATAAACTTGAGAGCATCAAAGTTTTTCATTCGTTCTGGTGTGAATGAAATATTAATATGTAATCCACATTGAGCATCCCGTTTATTTTTATCTTTTCGTCCTGCAGTCTCAGAATGATGTGATTTTGTGTTACCATTCTTTTTGATATAATCAAACATACCTCTTGTCACATCAATTGCTTGAGAAGCATTCATAATTGGTGAAATAAATTCAATGCCACCCAGTGTAGCGAGGACAGAAAGGTCTGTGCCGATTGTCCAGCGAGATGGATCAGAGGTGTCACCTGTTGTGATCTTAGGAGACTTTACAAAAGATGGACGATTACTTTCTTGACTATAATACTTTTTGATCTCAGCATTAGGGGTTTCTGTATTTGCTGTCTGCAAAACTAACATCATAAATTGAAGAAGTTTTTTGCTGTCATTATTATATGTCTTGAAGATTTCTTTTTGATAATCACCTTCCGCCATATCTTTAGCAGATTTCTCAAGTGCTGAATTGACATAGCGGTAGGTAAGGTCAGCTAATTCTCTTTTATTGATTCCGTTTCTTGAAAAAAAGGAATAAAGATCCTTCGAATCTTGTCCCTCAAAATCTCCAAGAATTTGATCAACTGAGATAATTTTCTTTTTTTGACTGGCTTTGCTGACATTATTCCCCGCATTCAGTCTTTTTGATTTGTTTTCTTTAACAATCTTTTTGTTTTGTTCTTTCGTTTCGTTAATTATATCAACATAACGACCAAGAATCAAAACATCAGTGGCACTCGGTCTGTTGTTAGCTTCTAAAAATTTTTCATTATAAAATTCAAATTCAAGTCCGACTTTGAAATCTTCATTTGAAAATAATGATTTAATTTCTCTTTTCTTAACGTCTTCAACAAAGTATGAATTAAAGCCCAGCATATTAGTTTATGTATTGAGATAAAGGTTCTGTGATATATTTTTCTTTAGTGTATTGATCAATTGCCTCTTGACCAAAAAGAAGTCTTTCAAGTTCTCCCTGTTTATTTCTCATTTCGACAAAACTTGAAATTACATCAACTTGATGATCTTCAAGAAACTTTTTTGTGAGAACAGCGGCTGTGAGTGAATCACAACTAAACATATTAAAGTAAAGACCTATTCCACCTTCTAAGTATAACTCAACAAGAATTTGTAAGTTGCGAAACATTGCTAAACGAGCAATAATTTTATTTTCATATTCAAACACATTGTCAGGTTTATAAGTTTTTTCAACACCTTCAACATGTAATTTATTTTCTTTACAGTAGGCAACAAACTTTTGAATTTTTAAATCAATCTCTTGTTCTTGAGTCATTCTCCTCTTTAAAATAAAATAGGGAGCGTATTCACATACGCTCCCTGTTATAAGTATGTGCATTATATTTAGATTAATTCACAGAGGCTTCCTCTATTTGGTATTCTCTACCATTGATGAGTGCGCCATTAACAGAAGTTCTTTCAATTTTATGACCAGAATATATTTGTCTTTCCTTCCTTTCTTTATGATAGGCATTCATTGCGATAATATAGTCTTTGATGAAATCGTTTCGCACGATATCTTTTTCTTGAAAACTGACAATTTTGAACCCTGAAACTCGTTTAGCAATTTCATAAAACTCACGAAGACCACTTTCTCGGTCGTCTAAGTCAGTTTGCATAAAATCGCCAGCAAGGACAAGGCCTGTATTCTTACCAATTCTTGTGACAACTGTATGAAGTTCTACAGATGAAAGGTTTTGAATCTCATCAACAAAAATAATTGTGTTATCTATTGTTGTTCCTCGTAGAAAGGAAGTTGAACAAAATTCGACTAAACCCTTTTTCTCAAGAATTTCCCAAGCATCGCCTCTTTTAAAAAGTTCATTCACAATTGACTGATAAGGTCTCTTGTAAACGGCAATCTTTTCTTCTTCTGATCCTGGAAGATATCCAATATCTCTTGAGGGTACACAAGAACGGCAGATGAGAACTTTGTGATAAGGTGATTGAGGGTCAAACACCGCTTCTAAACCTAAGTAAGTGGAAATAAAACTCTTGCCTGTTCCGGCTGATCCCATAAGTATCATGTTATAGCCTTCATACCAAGCATCAAATGTTTGGTTTTGAGCATGAGTCATTGGTTCAATCTCTTTCATAGTCAAAGAGATTTGTTCAGATCTAGAAACTTGTGCTTTTTTTCTTGACATGGTAACTCCTGTAAATGAAATAGGAATTACTCAGACCATCTTTCACTCAGGAGCGATGGCCTGAGTGACAGTTACTTTCGTTTTTGAATCAGATACCTCCATGAATTCTGCTAAAGATCCATACTCCCTAATCGATTACCAGGATAGTTCTTTTTGATTTCTCGAAGCTTATCTCGAAATCCTTCATCGGGTTTCTTACCAGTTAGAGCCCAGTTATCGAAACCAATCCGAGGTGAAGCAACTTCGAGTGTTAGCTTACAATCAGACCTATCACAGTCTTCGTTTTCAGGTGTGTGTCTTTTAGCTATGGTTGTATGAATTTCAAAATTTTTGCCGCACTTAGCGCATGAATATTCATAAAAAGGCATATAATCTCCATCTAAAATATTATAAATAAAATCAAGTTCACAACATTATTTATCAAAAAAGAGAAAATGAAATCATTTAGTCAATTTTTAACAGAAGCAAGAAGAAACCCAGAAAAGAACGTCAAACAATTTCCAGTGAAGGCGTTAGAGAAATATAAAGATGATGATGATATCTTTATTACTTTTATAAAAAATGCTAAAGACTTTACTGAAACTGGAAGAGATGATTTTTTGGCAGCACAAGTAGGATTGAACACAAAGTCAAAATACAATACACCAAACGGTATTTACACATATCCAATGGTTGAAGTCTATCAGCAATATGTTCCGGGAAAAGGCTGGAAAAAATTCAATGTTCCCTTTGCTGGTGATATGCCAAAGATTGGTGTGCTTCGTCGAGTTGGTAAAAATCACATTGATGATATTGGCTCAGGTGAATATTCAAATGCTAAACTTGCGGGTGATACCGAAAAGATTGTTAAGTATACAACTCAAAAACTTATGAGAATTCTGAATGTAAAGAATGAACATCTAATGTTTTTGATTGTTTGTGCCACATGTCAATACGCTTTTACTCGAGCATCGAATGAAACACCAGGAGTGCAATTTTGGAACGCATCACGATTATGTGCTGCTCTTATTGCTCTAGCTCATGAGAAAAAGAAACTTGTTAGTGATGTTCGGTCTGGAAAATCAACATCTCAAAGAAGTTTTCGTCTTGGTGAAACATTGCCAAAAATGTCAGCATGGTGGATTCTTGGAAACCGTAAGGACCTTGAAACCAATTATGATCCAGACACACCAAAAAAAGTTCCAAAGAATCTACTGAACAAAGTATTTGATACAGTTCAAAGTATGAAAGGTAATCAAAAGGCGTTGACTGCGGGAAATATTTTCAATCCTTCTGGTGAAAAGAAAGAAAAAGGTAAATCGAATCCATATGCGAATGCTTGGGCTGTTTTATTAATACGAATTGGCTATGATTCAATTGCCGACCGAGGTGGTAAAAGAGTGATTCATTCAGCCGAACCAACACAAGCAGTTTTCTTGGCAAGAAGAGGATATAAAGTTCTTGAAATTATTGAGAATAAATCATATGAAGACCGTAAACCCGTTCTTCAGAAATATCGTGAGTTAGAAACAGATGAGAAAAAAGCTGACTTTCTCCAGAAAATGGAACATATTGGTATCTCACAAGGACAAGAAAATATTCGACTGTGGCGTTTTTTTGAAAAACTCAAATCAAATAGTATTATAGTGAATTTAGATGTGCTGAAAATTTTAGTAAAAAAAGAACCACACACAGCAGCAGAGTTTTATCGTACAGGACATTCGAATAAAGTGATTAATGAGCTTATGAAAATTGGTCTCAAAAAAAAGGCAGACACATTGACTGTTTATGTGGCGAGAGGACCTGAATGTAAAATTCAACCCGAAACAATCATCTTTGGTCTCGAAGAACTCTTTCGTCAGAAAACAGAAAAAAATCCAAAAAGTATAAATTCACCACTGCTTGATATTCGTCAATCGCTAAGAATGTATGAAAATAAATGGAACAAACAAAATGAAGATGTAATTCAGGCATTCCGCAAAGCGATCAAAAAAGCTCAAGATGATGCTGCAGAATATCTTGAGTCAGAAAAGAAGGCCTCATGAAAACTTTCACAGAGTTTTACTCTGATATTCAAAATCTGAAAACACCTGCTGGTGAAGCTTCTGAGCATTCAGAGGGGCAAATTGAAGAGAAGTGGTCGGAGAAGAGAAAGCGGGCGATAAATTGCGATCGCCCTCGTGGCTTCAGCGAACGAGCCTCATGCCAAGGCAGGAAAAAACGTCAGTCTGGTAAGTAGTTCCAATCGGGATAAACTTTTTGAACAACTTTCTTTTTTAATCCAGGATAACTTTTCAGATTCTTATCTTTGACTTCATTGAGCAATTGAGCTTCACCTGGTGAAAGATTTTCAAGCATGTCAATCCATAACTGTTCCTTTTTCAGTTCATTCAAATGACTTGCGTTGTGATTGACAAACATTTCAATGATTCGACGATTCGCATATAATAAAGTTGAATTATATAAATCGGCTTCACCAGGACTTTCATAGGGTGGATCACCTTCTGGTAAGTTGATTTTATAGTCTGCTGAAAAAGTAAGCAGTAATAAAAAATCAATCATATCATTACGATTTTCTTTTAAATGTTTTACTTTTTCTAAATGTGTTTTCTTGTTTGAAATTTCCTGAAACACTAAAGGAATTGATCTTACATTCTGCATATCTACCTATAAATCTATAAATGCTTGAAACACGCAAAACTTATCTGTTGAGCGATATTCATTGTTTTTGAGTTCGATTTCTTCCATTCGTCGAACAATTACATGTTTTGATAATTTTTTTGCCATTAGTTCGTGCTTTGATTTTGACAAATAGCGAATAGCACTTTCAAGATTCTTACCATAAACAACAATCTTTTCAGCACGGTCTATATTTGTCAAAAATGCTGAACGAGTTTCAATTCCTGATTTTGATTCAAGTCGAATCAACGTACGTTTCTCTTGAGAGGCGAGATAAACAACTCTTTTACCAATCAAATGTTTCATATCAACCTGAGGAAATTCAAAAACAGAAGTTGAAAACTTCAGTTTACGAATCAATTCTTCAACAGGCTTCAAACGAACAGAACGTTTCTTTTTCTTTTGTTCAGTGACAACACTTTTCACTGAAAGAAGTTCTTCCTTGACCTGCTTGAGATTTTTGAAAATTAGATTTTGTTGGCGTCTTGTGAGAAAAGAATATGCTTCCTTAATCTCCTCGTCACTCTGAATATTTCTCAAATCACTCAAATGATCTTTCTCAAGCATTTCAGCAATTTCGGTTGATTGAGATTTATTCAATTCATAAATTGTCAAAATTGATTGTGCTGTGATTTCTTTTTTACCTTTTGAATCAAATAATTCTTCAATTTGATTTTCAAGATAACCATACGCATCATAAGTTCGATTCTCATTTTTCCGTTCAGTTGAAACACGAACTACTACCTCAACCTTTTTTGTAGGACGAACTTCTTTCTGTAATTTTTCAATAAAGGAATCAAGGCGTTGAACTAATTCTTCAGGTAGAATGTTGCCATTAGAAATCAATCGAGCACACCAACAATAGGAGAAAGGAAGATAGGTTTGGCTATTGATGTTTTTTCTTTGTTTCTCTGTTCGAGCATAGTTTAACAAAAACTGCTTTGCGTCTTTATCGGTAAAATTCTGCCGATACCAATTATACTTATGAAGAACATCAAATTCACTGAGAACAAGTGATTCGGGTTCACGAATACTCATCTCTTGTTTTCTTCTTCGTTTCATCTCAAAACTCCAATAATGTTATACAATGGCAGTGAGCGATTCTTTCCAATTAGATGTTGAACAGTTTTTAGCAAGAAGCATAAAGTTGTCTCTTGTCTCAAAAATACCTTCACCAACAATTTCATCAATCAAAAAAGGTTTTGTTTCAAACACGCAAAAATCTCCATTTTCATCAATCGCATGGTATTTTGCCCACTCAGGCATTTCAAAATTCAAATTAATTTGCTGCTTCATTTTGTTTATACTCCATCGTATTAAATAACTGTTCTAATGTTCCATTTTCAGAATCAGCGAACATCAGTTTCATATCAAGTTTAGTAAGTAATTCATCATTCACAGTTGATGTCATATGTTGTACACCTTCTTTTGTTACATAAGATTGTGTAAAACCCCAGGTTGGATCATCATTCCATTTTGAAAATAAAATGTATAATCCTGAGTTTGAGCCAGTATGAGTGGGAGTACCCATAACAGGAACATTATCTACAATTTCTTTCAATTCATTCAAAGTCATAAAACTCCTATTAATATTTTACTTGGTCATAAGGATGGATTCTCAAATCTTTCACAGGGAATCCATATAGAATTCTTGGATTTTTATTTACATTGTTAGACCTAAAGATAAACAAGAAATGCTTTTGAGCAAATCTTCGTATCCAAGCTTTATCTTTCATGATATGATCAGCAATTTCTTTCTGTTCATCATATGGTATAAATCTTTCTACTTTGGCTTGATTATCAGCATCAGTTGCAGTCATTGAACCAGTATCTGTAGGACCAACAAGATATGTAGGAAACTGACCATAAACATCTGTTGATGTTGTTCCAAGAATATCAAATTCTTTTTTACCACGAAATCCTAAATGAACCAATTGTGGATCATAAACAAGCTGGTCATTCAGAAAAGTATATGATTCATAAAGTTCTGATATTCTACGGTCTTTTGTAATCTTAGCACCCGTATAGTTCAAACTTCCGTCAGGATTTCTTGCTGTTGGAGCAGCATTTACCTGACATAAGTAGTCTGTGCCAGCGGGCGCACCTACTTCACGATAGGTTCTTCGAGCGAAAAGAATATCATAATTACTCAAGAAGAATTTCTTTTCAACTGAAGAATAACTTTTGAACACATATTCATCGAGACCATCACCCGCAACTTGGCCCAACTTAAAAGATACTTTATAAATGAATTGAGTTATCTGGTCAAAAAGATACATTTTTGTACCATCTTTCACTTCATAATAATTTTGTTCTCTCGCATATTTGGTTGGAAATGAAAGTCTAGATTTCGTTGGCATTTCTATCTCTTTATATTAAAATGAAGTTTGTTGGTTCGGCCTTTTGAATAGCGACAAAGTTTGTGCATTCATAGTTGAACATTTATTCAGATATTCGGTGAACAAAGGAACTTCTTTTGCTGTTGCTCTTGTGAACTCAAACTGAAATTCTGCCTGAGCATTATTCTCTCGGTAACTATCCATGATACATGAACAAACGAACCCTGATGATGCTTGAGCAATTTGTGGTTGAACATTCTCATATTGAAATCTTTGCATCATAATCGTTCCACAAAAATTCATAAATTGACCAATCATTGCAGTAGGATATTCAACTTTAGGATAATCAGTCGGTAGAATTTTTTGCCATTCAAAAGGATTTCTACCCTTTAGATTAGGAACTTTTTTTTGCTCTTGCTTAGGTTCTGGTACGAAATCGTAATCATAATCTGGACCCTTGTGACTATCCGCATAAGTCAATGAAACTGGCGTAACAGTCATCAGAATACAGGAAATAGCGATGATAAACTTTTTCATAAAGATTGTCCTTTGTTTAGGCACTCCACAGAGTGCCGATTGTTAATTGTATTTATTCAACTTTTTTAAAAAAAGTTAAGCTGCAACTGACATTTCGGTGTTGGCGGTTTCTTCATCTACACTTGGGAACAATCGTGAACATAGTCCGAGGTCCAAGACTCTTTTTGCTCGAGTTACAGCAACGTAAAACAGGTTTTTCTCCATCAATGGAGCCTCGGAAAAAGAGATAGGTACACGAACTTTTCTTCCTGATTCATCCATCTCTGAACGATAGAAAACATTCTCAGCATCGTCAGCTATAGTGACATGGTTCCATTCTTTACCCTTTGACTTGTGCATTGTTGTGATCATCGTAGCGTTGGCAGGAAGATTCTTCTGAGCATCTTTGATGCGCTTGAGGTTATCAAGAGCCATTTCAAATCCACCAATCTTATCAATCACTCGCAAGGCAGTTTTCCATTCATTATTTAGCAAATCCTCATCCAGTTCTTTATGAAACTGCTCAATGTTTCTCAAACCTTTCAGATCAGGATGTGAAACATTGTAGGTGTCACCGGCATTCAAAAACACAAGATTCTCAATCATCTTGAAACCTTCATTGTCAACACCACCTTCAAGAGCAAAAGGGCGGTCTTCTTCAAGCATCGTGAAAGCTTCTGACAAACAACCCATGTTGGTGCGGCAGAGAACAGCAGAGGTGTCTTCTTCTTCAACACCTTCGAAGCCTTTGATTCGCAAATCAGTCATATGCTCAAGCAACTGATTTGCCTTGTCTGCAATCTCTGGCAAGAAGCGGAAAGATTGTGTCAAGGTGAAAGTGGCTTCTGCTGGCATATCTTTCAAGAAGTCCTGTGCGCCACGAAACTGGTAGATGGCTTGATTCGAATCACCAACAGCAATCAATTGTGCTTGAATGCGTGAAGCAATATCAGAGAACACAGGATTGATATCTTGCGCCTCATCAAGCAACACAACTTCTTCAGCAATCTGAATGTCATTGTAGTGAAGTTGAACAAGCTTAACATAGACGTCATGCAACATCAAGTCACTTGAAAAACCGAAAGAAGAAAACAGACCTTTGGCGATCTCAAGTGCACGTTTCTTCTTCTTGTCAATCGCCTGAAGCATTTTGTCTGCTGGCATGTTGGTGAATCTCAGCAATTGAGAATGAAAGCGATCTTCAACTGATTTGGGGACGTGGCGGAGTGTCATCTCAGTGTCAGCGGAAATCATGAATTGACGCATGACTTGAAAGGCAGGATTTGCCAGAAACTTGTCATCGCCTGTCAATCGCAAACGGTCAATTGTGTCTTTGACAGACATGTAGCCTTTGATGTTGCGGCTGTTACAACCAGCACCTCGGGCGAGTTCAAGACAAAAGCCATTTTGAGTTTTGACTTTGATGTTGTCCAAGCCACGGCTCTTTGCCTTCTGCTCGACTTCTTCTTTGATCGCCTTGTTGAAAGCGAGGTAGAGAAAGGAAGTTTCAGGATGCTGCTTCACAAGCTCAAGCAGAGTGCTTGTCTTGCCGGTGCCTGCTAGAGCAAGAACTTTGATGTTGTTGCGGATTGCTTCGAAGGCGTTGAGGATAGCTTGTTGTTCTGTGGTGGGATTCATAATGTCTCCATGATTTAAGTGTCAAGCATTCAGAGCGAAATCGTTTCGCTCAATCAATGATCAGATCATATCAGATCGAATTCAAAAGTCAAGAACTTTTTTTAAAAAAATTCAATTGCTGTCACCAAGACAACCCAAGCGAGATAGGGGTAGAAAATCTTGGCGACCAGCGGTTGTTCTTTATACATCTCAATAAATGTCATCATTTTACCTTTTTCAGTTCGAATAGGATATCCGTTTGAATCTTTCATCAGCCGAACATCGGACGAGATTGACGATCCATACCAATACCATAGATATCAGAAGACCTGCGGCCCGCACTGATTCTGCGGTCTGTACCACCGTCTCTTGGTTTTTCTCTACGAGGAAATTTCCTTCTTGATGACATGCTACTGACTTCTGGATCAGCCCTGCGCTCAAGGCCATATTTGGCTCTCTGCATGTTAAAAGGATATAAAATTTTGAGAAGTTGTATGCGAAGATTGCCCAGAGCTTCTTGCAATTCAGCATTTTCTTCCGGGCATCTCTTGATTTCCTGAACAATAGTGTTTTCACATCGCTCGATTGATTGAACTGCTTCCATGAGTTGTTTTCTCGGATCTGCTGACATGCTCCTCCTATTATTGATTTCAAATATCTGAGTAGTTTCAAATATTTATCAATTATAGGTAATCACAGAAGGTAATTGAGAAATTTTCTCTTGAAGATTCAATACATTTTCTTCTGTCAACCAACCAACTACAGTGTCATCTTTTCCTGTAATTTCATCAACAGAAACAAATTCATAGACTGGCTTACCACTTTCATCGATTTCATTTGGATCAATGCGAAGCAAACCCAACTCAAACAGTCCTTGTTCACCACCATAAGAACCATTATGACAAATCACAGAAGTAGCATAGCCATTGTTAAAGTATTTCTGATAAAGGGCTCCTGAGCCATCAGCAAACTTTTGACAATCAGGAATTTCAAGTTTTTGCCCGAAGGGATGCTCACTCATCTTTTTTCTCTCCAGGAAGAATCACAAAAAGAACTCTCATAATTACTTCAATAAAAACAACAATGAGAACTACAGGTAAAAATGCGATTATAAACATCCATGTTTCAAAATCAAGCATAGGTCAATTTCGAAAATATGCCAAAATTTCAGCAGTTGAGGTTGTGTTGTCAGTTTGACAATTGATACACTGATCCGTGTGGTAATTCTCGCCATCAGGAACAAGACCACACGAAGCAACGAATAGACTCAAAGCAATCAAAATTCTCATAATTATCCTTGGGTTGGTGTTCATCATGATCAGATCATATCAGACTGAATGGAAATGTCAAGGGATTTTTTCGATTTTTTTTTTATCAAGTAATATCAGTTACTTGAAAGTGAGGTCCGTCGAGAAAAGGACGTTTTCCTTGTGACCTTCTCAAATCAACATATTCGTTCATTGCTTCTTCCATAGTGCCTTCGTAATCTACAATATTGTCAATGTGCCAAGCGCAACCCCAAATGAGTCCTACGCCCAACTCCTTAGCGGCAGCTTTCATTGCATCAGCAATCTCATCATAACACTTAATTTCCCAAGACGCCCTGCTCCCTATATATGCCATGAGATCCACCGCATCACCAGTGAGATGTTTTGATTTCATGGTTTTTGAAGCTCCCTTGGCAACAAGTTCTTTTTGCCGCTCTTCTGTTCTCAATCCTTCAATCACACCAAAATCAATCGTTGTCAATTCAATTGCTCTTTTAACTACATCCACTAATTCTGGTTTCACACCTTCAAGTCGATCTAAGGAACGTTGTGATAGTTTAAATGCCATTATTCTCCTTTACTTGCTTAAAATATTCGCAATTTTTAGCGGCTTCAATTGTTAGCTTATCGTAATTCGTATCACATAACCCACGAAATACACGTTGATGAAACTCAATGTATTTGTGATTGTCTGGTGTTGTGAACAATTGAGCGACAAACAACCAAAGCACATATAAAATAATTAGTGTTGAAATACTTCTCAGATTCAACATTATTTATGCGGTTCCAGTTGAACCAAAACCTCCGGCTCTTGTTGATTGAGATGGTCGTGTTTTTGTTTCAACTATAGTTGTTGGCACATTTTGAACTAATTCACCTTGACATATTCGTGTGTGATTCGGTAACTTAAAAGGAACATCAGTGAGATTCTGAATCAAAACAAATGTCTCTTCAACATAATCAGAATCAATCACCGCTTCTTGATTCACCAAAACAATACCATTTTTGAGTGCCAGACCAGAACGAGGATGTAATCTTACACTGAAACCTTTGGGAATATCAAAAATGATTCCTGTTGGTATCATCACTCGTAGACCACGATGAATCTCAAGATGACCAAATTCAGGTTTGATTTCAATACTCTGGTCAGAAGATGATTGAAAGGCACGGATGATTGAAGTGGGTTCAAAATTACAGAACAGATCGAAACAAGCAGAACCTGCTGTTGCGAAATAAGGTGCTACCGCATTTGGATTGTGTTTGTAGAAACCGAGAGTTTGTTTGGGAATGAAATCTTCCACACCAGTTGACATAATAACTCCATAATAAAAGATCAAAAAACGGAGTCCGAAGACTCCGTGACAAAAATAAATTAGTTAATTATAAAGACTAATGCGCCAGTAATGTTAGTTGTTGTATAGTCTTTTAGATTTTTAAAAGTAGGAGATGAACCAACGCTCAAATGCGCTAAATTTACCGAAGTAGTGTCGATGAAACCTGATAGTGAACCATTAGCGATTGTGCCTATTAGATTTCCAGGTGTTGGGGCATTTGCGCTATCACTATTATCATGATAGTTGAGAACTCCAGCACCAACTGTATCTTTATATCCAAATCTGTAAGCACCAGATATTTGCTGAAGAATCAAAGTTTGTGGAGCAATGGCGTAACTAATATCTGGATTATAATCACTTCCAGTTCCATCATCTGGATGAATTCTTAATTCAGGAGCGGCAGATGAATTAGTTGCTACAATCCACCAAGTTCCTGGAGCAAGTTTTCTTGCTACTCTTGTCATTGGATCTTGTTCAATGTTGATATGTGGATAATCATCAATCAAATCAGCAAGCATTGACATATAGTTATAATGGGTATTGTTTGCTGACATGATATTATTATAGATTGCATCCATTCTAGCAAAGTCATATGGGAATGATGTTTCGTACAATTCCCAATTTGCCCAATATGTAGCAGTGTTTGCTGGTGTAGCATAGAAATCTGTTTTTAGAGCCGCAATATCCATCGCAACAGAAGCTGATTGATTATATCCTGCACTCATTTTGTCAAAGACATCATTTAAAACACCTCGTATAGTATTAACATGAGTAACATCTGTGAGACTTGGACCTGAATGCATTTCAGCAGTAAGTTCATCAGTTGTTTTATAAAGATATCCACTATAGTTATGAACATTTTGTTGAACTGCTTCCGCAGCAGCAATAAATCCTGCAGCATCAACTTCTGTAGTAATATCTGTGAAGATCAGATTGATTACAGCATTTGCTGTATCTGAAGTAATAATTCCACCTTCTTTTAAATGTTTTACACCCACAACAACATTTTTAATTTCGATTGGCTTATGAAGAATTTCTTGAGCCGTAGTTATAGCGTAGTTGAATGACATGTCTCTTTATCCGTTTATGAAAGTTGATTTAATAAATTTTTCGATTGATCTTCAAAGTATTTATGGGCTAAATCGTTTACTGAATTATATCTCTCAGGTGTATTTACCCAACAAGTTGGAAGTGATGTATCAGACATTTCCTGATAATATTCCAAAATGTAATACAATTTATACATGTGGTCAACTTCTTGAAAATAATTATTACTAGCATAAGCATCATAATCAGTAATAATTGAAATTGTTCTCCCAGATGTATACAAAGTGTTCGCATATTGATCTAAATCATCAATGCGATTATCATAATTTATTTTTTCAGTATCAATAAACGGCCTTACAATCGCATCAAGTGGTGTGTATAACGAAACAAAGGCAGCGTCTGCGAGCATTGTTAGAACCTGATGATAGTTATTCGCTGACATCAGGTTCTTTTCTGTTTGCTCCTCATATATAGTATTCATCACATTAGCATACAAAGTAAAATTTGTTATAATGTCTGAATAAGTCATCTATTTCTTCGTGTTTAGATGTAGAATATTTAGTTTTTCGAACCTACCTGGTATTTAGCAACTAACTCCCATTGAGATTTTTCTTTGTGAGGAATAATCTTGATTTGAGAAATAGGTACAACAGGATTTTCAATTGGATTTAGGTCTTTGATTTGAACAAGATTCCAATCGTGTAGTAATTTAGCGATTGTATTGCGTCTTGCCAAGTCTGATTCGGTGAAATTACTTTCTTTTCCATCAAGTTTGAAAAGTTCCTTGAAAGAAAGAATCACATATCGCCCTCGCTTGTGAAGAATATGGCAAGATTGATATAATTTTTTTTCTTTTTTTGAAGCAATTCCGATTCTTGTCAATGTTTCACGAACTTTCAAAAAGTCATCTTGACTTTTCAAGTCAACTTCCACACCAACACCCCGAAAAATATCACCATCATGATCAATTTCATGTTCATTCAACATACAAATCTCCTAAAATAATTTTATCGTATTACATAAGTATTGTCATTACTCATATTTATACTTTTTTATTTTTCTATGACACCATAAACCATTGAATGTTCTATCTGTTTTATTTGATCATTCGTTAGAATCTCGAGAAATTCTTCGGCTTTTTTAAAGGAGACATTGTAAAATTTCGAAATCATGGATATATTTTCATAGTTGTCTTTTTTGAACCATTCTGAATATCGCTTTTTCTTTGGCACGCCATAATAATAAAAATCATAATGCATTCTGTCACTTAGCGCAGGAACAAGATTGATCTCTTTCGCATAGAAAACTGTATCTGTAAAGCCAGCAAAGGATCTTGTGACAAGAAATTGTGAATATCCACTCAGGTCCTCACCCAGATAGATTTCTTTTGTGTTGATGGATTTCACATAATCAAAAGGACTTCGTTTCTTTTTCTTTTCGAGTTCTGGCTCGACATATTCATTGTTCTTGAGACCGAAAAAGTTTTCCATGGCATTACTTCACTTCAAAGTTAGGAAGTAACATCAACTCGGTCATACAAGCCAATGTGTGAATTTCTTTATCTACCGCCGATAAAGATTCATAACCATAACGAGAAAGAATCAGAATTACATCTGGCAGACATTCTGGTTTTGCTCTCTCAAGAAGTTGGTCATAAAGAGAACGATAAAGTTCTGTTTCAGAACCATGCCAGTTTTCGAGAATAAATTTGCGAATTGTTTGAAACTTTTTTTCACGAATGGCTTCAACAAGAACATCAATGTTTTCGTTCTGAACATTCGAAAGAATTTTGTCAGATAAGGTTCCTGTGCCACTGTATCTTTGAATCTCATTGATACATCGTCGAAAGTCAGGAAAGAAATGAACGACCGCATGTTGAACTAATTTCTTTTCGTAATCAATACCTTCAAGGTCTAAAATTGTGCACAGCTTTTGAAAGAAGTTCAAAGCCAGTTTAGGTTTTTCATCTTTCGGAAAACGAAACTCAATGACGGCACAACGAGACTGAAGTGGTGAAATAATCTTTTGTGCTTGATTTGCGGTCATCACAAAACAACAATTTGATGAAAACTTTTCGAAGAAGTTTCTCAAAGCATTTTGTGAAATGTCTGTTAGATGGTCAGCCTCATCAAGAATCAGCATCTTGCGTCTACCATCCATTGACATTGCTGAACAGAAGTCAGTCATCTTTGTTCGTATCGTGTCAATACCTCTTTCTTCAGAAGCATTGATGAGCATTGTTTCAAGATTTAGTTGAGCAGCAATTGCCATGGCAGCAGATGTTTTACCTGTGCCACCTGATTGTGAATGGAAAAGAAAGTTTGGAAGGTCACCTTTTTCGACAAAGGCGGTGAGAGTTTCTTTAATATCTTCTGAGAGAATCAATTCAGAAACTTCTTGAGGGCGGTACTTTTGTACCCATAGAAATTCATCTCTTACAATCATGAATACCTCACATTTGAATTTTCAATAATATACTTGGCGGTCCCAACGGGATTTGAACCCGTGACTTCGAAGTGACAGTCCGATATTTTGACCAGTTGAAACTATGGGACCTCCTAGATCATAACACAATCTCCGAAGAATGTCAACTCTTCTTGAGGGCCTTCATTGTGTTTTCAATCGTCAACTTGTGGGCTTTCAGCTTGCCCTCAAGTTTTTTAATTTCCTTGGCATCGTCCTCATTGGACTTGCTCAAGGTTGGAATCAAGCGATTATACGCCTCAACGTTTCGCTCAATTCGTTCAATGGCGCTTTTGCGGCGCACATTCTTGGCGGCATTGCCACGAATCATAAGCTCTCCTGCTTAGGGTTGACGGAAAATTTCATCGTAGATGTAGAACTCTTCATCTACTTTGGCTCTCTCTTCTGCGATGTTTCTCTTATGATAAATTTTGACTACTTTATTCAAACTCGCCTTTGGAATCGAATAAGTCTTTGAAAGGTCTGTGATTGCATCTTTGATGAAATCTTTCTCACCATCAATGCGAGTGAGTGAATCAGAGACTTCTTTGAGGACTTTTCGAATAGTCGCCTTATCTTCTGTTGAAGAAGGTAGAACTATAGATGAGGGTGTATTATTTGTCTGGGACATTCTTCACTAACTCCTTGTTACTCTTTTCATTTATATATCGAATCATTGCGGCAAATTTATAAACATAATCTCTTGTTTCTCTGGGTAATCTTAACTTTTCCACATCAGTTGTTTTTCGACGTCTCAATTGTGAGCGAACATAGCCAGGTCCAACATTGTAGGCTGCTAAAACCAATGTCCAATTAGGAAATCTTTCTTTTAAGAAAAGAAGATATTCAGCAGCCTTAACTGTGGACTTTTTCCAATTGTATCGTTCATCAAGAAAGAAACCTTCTCGTAAATCAACATGTTCGGCTGTGATATCATTGATTTGCCACATACCAACAGCACCAGCAGAAGAAACGGCAAACGGATCATAACAACTTTCAATTATAGGAAGGTAAATCAAATCTTTAGGTAAACCATACTGGCGAAAAACATTTTCAATATGTTCAATATAAAAACGAGTTTCACCAGTTTTTAAACATCTTTCAACATGACGAATAAATCCTTTACTGTCATACCAACGGTCAACCTTTTCTCTTTTTAAAATAGTAGCATATGAAGAGGTTGTAATGAAAGCTAAAAAGCAAATCATTACAATTCCTTTTAGAGACATGTTACATCATCAAAGGTGATTTTTCATTTTTCATTGTTTCATCATCCTCAAGAGAATCATTTTCTTCCGAAACATAACGCTCTTTTATTTGGTCTTGAGCTTCCATAATTGTAAGTATATGATGAACAGAAATTGTAATTTGTTTTGCTACACCTGAAAAAGATATAGGCATAGCTCCTAATTGACCTTCTTGATTAGGCATCACAACAATAGGATTTTGTAAAATTATCACCTTTTGATTAAACCAAAGGTCTTTAGGATCTTCCGATGAAATGAGAGATTCATGAATTGAAGCAACTAGTTCGGTTCCTGTTGCTAATTTGATCGAACATATTTCCATTTTTACCCAAATGTTACAGGTTGCTGTAATGCTACAAAGAAAGTATATTCACGATTTTTTGAAGTGAACTGGGCACCGCCTTTAGCAGCAATACGAACTTCATAATCATCATTCAACATTTTGAGTTTTGAAACTTCAAATACTGCTGAGAATCTTTTTTCTGTAGTATTTCTTTGCTCAAGTTTTCGGCGATGTCTTTCGGAAATTGTTGAGCCATTTTGTGAAATATTTTCTGACACCATATAGATATCATTTTCATCACCTTCAAACACAAGATTTTGAAAGCCATTTACAGCGGCAGACTTTTTGCCATACTCAAGCATACTTTCAGACAAGGTGAACTCGATGTCTGGCTTTTCAATCACATACTTTTTTGAACGGTCTAATTCTTCAACAAGTTTAGGATCACAAAAACGAATATCCTGACTGGTTTTATCTGACTGAATCACAAGATACTGTTCATCTTTTGGGAACTTCAAAACTGTATCGCCTGTTGAAGATACAAGTGAATAGACAGAAATGAAATGATTCAAGTCAAAGATACAGAATTCTTTTGGAAACTCTTCTTCAAAGGTTGCGAAAGCAAAAGAATTACCTGAATTGCTGACAGTGCTTTGCTGTGAGCCAGGATAAAAGTGAATTGATTCATTGATAGAGGCAAAGTTTGATAGAAAGAGAAGGTCAGACTTTGACAAATTTAGCATAATATTACCTCGTTGTTAAAATTTCAATTGTAATTCCAATGGAACTGAGAGAGATCTCATAAGTATTCCAACGATTATCTACACGAATACCAAAGTTTTCGAAACGAAATAAACAATATTCTCGTTCTTCATACAAACCTGTGATATCATTTGTAGCATAATCAATTCCCGCATTATACATATGATTCAGCATGTGAGGATTGTCCCTCACACACTGTTCACATTCATTCGCTGCAATGAATAATAACATATTTTAAGTTATTTGTCAAGAGGCTTTATTCAATCCAGTCAAATCAATATCCGGAACATCGGATTGTGTTGTAGCGATTGCTGGGCCTTGATTTTGAAATTGCTCCATAGCAGCAAGAGCCTGAACAGAACCACGATAAACATATGTACCAACGTGACTCAATTGCATCCAAGGACATGCCCAGATTTTTGATCCAGCTTTGCGAGACATTTGACAGAAGAAATAATCTTCAGATAACAAACGATTAGTCTCACCACCAGTTGTTTCAGGACGGTCAAAATCAACATGAAAGTATGCTGTGATTAACTTTGAGCCGTTGAAATCTTTTGAATGATTATGATCAGGTTTATATTCATAATTAGGATATGCTTCTTTGTAGGTGGTCAAGGCGGTCTTGTTCAGCATCATGAAACCAGTTCCAATCTCAAGAACTTCAACTGGTTTGAAAATCTCAATCTCACCACGGCTTGCTGGATTGAAAACAAAATCTCCACCAAAGTCTGCTAGTTTAGCAGGTGAATCAAGGAAGCCATCCATCTTGGCAGCTTTGTCAACTCTTGGCCAGAGAATATGCTTTTTAGGATATAAACCTCCGATGATTGGATGCTCATCGTCTGAAAGATAGAGAAGGTGTAGAACATCACGAGGATCAAACACAACGTCAGCATCAATGAACATACCATGTGTAAATTCACTGATTTCAAAATAATGTGCTAGATAATTTCTGGCTCGTTGAATCAAACTTTCGTTCATGATGAACTTACATTGCAGCTTGATTCCGAAATAGGAACAGAGAGTGTTGAGGTCAATCAGGCGAGAAGCTGTTTCGGCAATCATTTGACCACCATAACACGGCATCATAATCATCAGTGATTTGCCTTCAAAATCTTTAGGCTCGAGTTGAGTTTTTAAATCAACATTAGTTGGTTGTTCAGGTTGTTCTGACATTTATAACTCCATAAAATAGTAAAAAATAAAGAGAATCATTCAATCTCATTTCTTTATTTAGTCTGTTTAAATTTCAATCCATATCCAAAATAAAAAACTACCCAAAGTGATTGGTATCAGAAATGCAATCGCAAGAAGTAGATTCCAAATTTTATCAAATTTTACATCTTTTGGAGCTGCTATC